TTCAAATCTATATACTCCATGTTCAGGGGAATAGTCTGATAAATCATCTTCCCAATATTTTTTAGTATAGTTTTCTCCCTCTTCTATTACTTCATCAATTACTTGAGACCTAAAGTAAGGTCTTTTCTTTAGATTACGTAATTGTGTTCTAGACATTTTATGTCTTTCAATTACATATTGTGCTTCATCCATATTGTTTGCATCTGGGTCAGGATAAAAATTCCAAACAGATACATGAGATACTTGAGGTATTGTTTTAAATAGTGGGTCATATTGTCCATCTTCATTCCAGTTTGGATATTCTTTATCAATAGCAAAAGGACCTTTCATAATACCTGTTCCAAATAATGCCATTTCAAAAGCACTACTTCTTAAATTTTTATTTGCTCCTGACTCTTGTAATTGGTCATGTATTTTCTTTTCCATTTTTTTAGCAGCTACCATAGCAGGACTAAACTCTATTGCTGTAGGTGTTTGAGCAGGTCCTTCTTTTAGTTTATCTGCTATTGGTTCTAACTTTGGTTGTAATCCCCCTAGTTTATCTTGTAATGATTGTAGTGTATCTCCAGGTTTTAAATCCTTACCATCTCCTCTAAATCCATATGGACTAGATAAAGATGTTTCTCCTCTTAACTGTTCAGGTTCATTAGGGTCAAAATGTACATCTGCAACTACACCCTCTGGTAATTCAGTTGGGTCAATACTTAATGGAAATTTATTGTTAGCAAATAATACATCAACAATTTGCCCATATGCTGCAAGTGTTTTTGTTTTTGTTATTTTAATAAATACACGAGATTTTTCTGCTTCAGTAAATTGTACGTCTGAACCATATAATCCTCTATAGTTTCTATAAGCTCTTAACCATCTTTCTTCTTCATATTCTCTATAGTCTTCAGCTTTTTGGAATTTATCACGTACGAATGGAACAATATTACCTACTTCAGTAGTATCTTTTAATTTATCTGCTGTATCTTCTAATGCTACAGCATCATCTTCAATCATTATTTCATCTTCAGCCATTTTATTTTCCTTTTAATTTTAATATCCAAAAGTTGAATCAGCTACAGACATACCTGTTTCTGGTCTACCCATAGGGTCATAATCAAATATACTAAATCTTGGTCTTGACATTATACCATATCTTAACGCATCATACAAGTGGTCTTCTGATTTTGTATCTACATCTTCAGGATTTCTTTTATCTAAAGGTATAGAAGGTAATTGTGATATAATGTTTGTACACGTATTAAAAAATATTAGTCTAGGTTCTTCTGTAAATTCATCCATTTGTAATCTTCTATGAATTTCATTTTTACCTGATACACGACTTCCTTTACTTCTATCGGAGGGTCTCCAACGACACCCCTTTATAATCATTTGTTCAGCCAAAGAAGGACCAGTGTCGCCACGCTTGTGCCAAAGACTACTGTCCAATACCCCGTACTTAATGTTACCATCTTCACTCTCCATGTCTAATACCATGTCAGCTAAATCAGTGGCTAATACTTTTGAAACATATAGTTCTCTGTAAACAATTATCTGTTCTGATGGAGCAACAGCAAACCATAATACTCCACTATACGAACCATATCCATAATCACAAGCTCTAAACTTTACCCAATTTCTAGGAATACTATAAGGTTCTACAACGTGTACATTCCTATCAAACTCTGTAAATGCTGCACCTTCTTTAACATCCCAATCCCCTTCTAGTAATTGTTTTCTCTGATGTTCAGGTAATGATAAAAGCATTGCTTCATAATCACCTTGCTCTGCGAGATATGGATTATCAGATAATGTTGCAGGAATAAAACGTCTTTTAAATAAAGGTTGTCCTGCTTTACTATGTGTTTTAGGAAATATTAATTTTTTCCCTGTATCTATATCTGTAGCATCAAATGTTTTTCCATAAGGTGCAGGGTCAATAAACATTTTTTTAACCCATTGATGACCCGGACCACCGGGATTAGTTGTTGCTCGCATATACACAGGTAAGTCTGATGCTGTTGAACGTAAACGTGAACGCATATAATTCCAAGCATAAGGTGTAGACCATTGTGTTAATTCATCAAATCCTATCCAACTAAATGCTAATCCTTGATATCTTAATACATCATCATCTCTATCTAAGTAAGACATCCATAGTCTTGCACCTGATGGTGCTTCCCACTGCATTTTTCTTTCTGACCATTTAATACCCTTCCATATTTGAGGGTATAATTCTTTTGATTTAAATATAAGTTCTCTTAATTCTTCTGTTGTATGTCGTAATAATAAACCACTAAAAGATGGATGACCCATATATCTTAGTGGGTCTGCTAACATAGCAAAGGATTTTCCTCCTCCTGCACTACCACCATACAATACTTCTCGTTCACTTGCCGCTAAAAACTCTGTTTGAGGTCCTTTATTAGGTTCAAAAACAATATTTTGCTCTTCAATCGGTATAGGTTCTACTAATATTTCTTGTTTAGGACTAGATTTTTGCACCTGTTCTTTCTTTTTCAATGGTTTTCGCTGTTTCAATCGCTTTTTGGGCATATTCAGACCATTTTCTAAGAGTTCTAGCTTTGTTCTTACGTTGTTTTTCATGCAATAATCGTTTTCTTAATCCCATATGGGAAATTTCTCTGTTTGTTTTCTTTGTAATCCAGTTTGCAACCTCACGAAATGAGTATTGTTTAACATATTTTCTTGCTAATTCCAATGCATCTAATTCATATGGAATAGGGTCAAGAATATTAGGGTTATTTTCATTTTTTTTATATCCAAATGGTACAGTTCTAGATATTCTTGGTATTTGAACCCACTCTTTTTCTTCTTCGTCTAGTAAATCAGTAGGTTGTGGTAGTTTCCACGCACCTAAACTTCTATTCATTGTTTTCTTTAGGTGGTAATAACATAACACCACCACTCGCTTTTACTTCCATACGTTCTGTTTTTACTAGACCAACTCTATCTAACAAATCTTTTGCAGCAACCATTTTATCTCGTATGCCTAATTCTGTTGGGTCTACTAATGCACCTGTCATTGCTACTGCAGCTTTTGGTGCATTTCTAGCCATATACAGTTGTGTTGCCTCTAATATCTCATCTTTTAACCCTTTAACTATATCTGTTGTAGAAGATGAATTAGAATACCCTGCTAGTTTTTTAGCTTGAGGTATATTTCCATTTGCTTCATCAAATAATACACTAAGAAATTTTTGTTGTCTTTCTGTTAATTGTCTAGTCATTACGTACCTGAATAACCCTTTCTTTTAAACTTTTCTTCTTGTTGTCTTTTTTTTAAATTATCCTTTGTTATAAATTCTATGTGCTGTGTTTTTTTGTTATATTTATCTACTTTAGCTAAATAATTTCTTTCTTTATCTTCTTTAGTATGTCCTGCCATTTTAAAATTCTCCACTTCGCATAGAAATCGCCATTGTTTTAGCTCTCCCTTTTACTTGCCTTGCCCATTTACTGTCTAACATATCAAGTGATGCAGCTTTAAAGTATTTTTCTTTTTTTATTTCAGCATCTACTGCTTTATGTATATTTCTCCACATATTTTTAAACTTGCATAATCTAGGTACACCCATATTAAAAGCCATATCCATTAGTATAAGTTGTCGTACAGCATCTAACTCTTCAACACATGGATGTGCTTTAGATAATTCCTTCTCTACTATTTCTACATCATTTTCTGCAAGATATATTGCATCTGCTTCTGTAATACCTTTGTCGTGAATATCCTCTATAGATGTTTCCATATGTGCAAGTTCTTCAGGAGATATTCCTCTATCTTGTAAATTTCTACCAATGCCAATAGTGTCTATCCCTAAACTATCTTGATATACAGTTAGAACGCATCCCTCATGTTTAATTAATTTTTCTATAAATTGTTTTCTACTATACTTCATTTTTTCTTTCCACTAAACCCAAAGTATGCTGCAACTAATGCAGACAAACTACCATACATCATCATTAGGATTGCTTCGGCACTTGCAAACCTCTCTGGACTCACAATCACAGCCACAGTCGCTACCATCATCATTACAAGTGCAGCCCATGCCATGTACCTTCTGTTCTTTTGATACGTTGCTTTGTCTGGTATTAAGTCCGAAGTTTCTTCTGCCATTATTTTTTACCAAAGAACTTAGTAGCACTGCGAACCCCAAAGGAAGCAGCAACAATGACCCCAAGACTGTACTGATACCATTCTGGCATTTTTTCCAACTGTTCAAATCCATTTTGTACAATTCCTTCCATACCTGGAATGAAGGCTAAAATTAAAGGTATCGAAAAAAGTACAACTAACCATTCGTCTTTCCACGAGTTATGAGAACCTTTAGCCATTTCCAAATCCCAGTCAATTTCTCCTGTAGCTTTCTTTTGCATAACGATAGCTTCTGCTTCAGCTTTTGCCACATCTGCTTTAACTTTTGCTTTATTTTTTTCAACTTTACCCTCCAACCATGTTGATGCTAAACTAGATATAGGACCTATTAATGCCTGTATCACGACCTATATCCTCCACCTTTTGCTTTATATTGTTGTGCTAACATCTGTGCTTTTCTAGCAGACCATTGACCCGGATTACCACCTTTACCACCTGCTTTAATTCTACTAAATAAATTTTTACGCATAGTAGGTTTTGTATAGTTACCTGCTTTATTTACTGTGCTACCACCTCTATTTAACTTTAAACTAGATAGTGCTTTTGCTTGACCTGCGTGTGCTTTACTAGCTTTTTTTAATTTACCTGCAACTTTTTTAATTGTTCTTTTTGCTTTTGTTGTTGCCATTATCTAAATCTCCTTACTTTCTTTGCAATACCTTTAGGTTGTTTTACAAATTGTTTACCTTTTTTTGTACCCTCTCGTTTTGCTTTTGTTGTTGCAGCATACTCTGCAGGACTCAAAGCCTTAATAGCTTTTTCAGGTAAATATCTTTCTCCTGTTTTAGCAGAAGGTTTACCTGACTTGGTTCTCCATTTTTGGTTTGACCATTTTTTTAAACTTATTTGAGGACTTTTTAAAGCCATTTAAACTCCCACCAATTATTATAATCTCTTGCACAATCACATATTGTATTTAATGTTGCCATTCCTATTGCATATATAAGATATAATGTTACAATAATAGTACAAAAATGTAAAAAGTATGTTGCTATTTTTTCTATCATAATGCAGGTTTAGACATCACTATTATCATAACTGCAACTAAACTTAAAACAATTAATACTAATCCTATTACTCCACCTATCATCTTAAAAAAATCTATATTCTCTTGTCGTTCTATTGCTCGCTGTTTTTTCTCTTCGGCAAGTATTCTTTTTTGTTCTTCTATTCTTTTCTTTCGTTCTGCCAAAATACCAGCCCACGTTCCACTTCCAAATCTGAGGTCCACCATCACAGCCACCTCTCTGAGCTGTTCGGCAGCTAGCTTGGCGTCTATGATTTCTTGTGCTACAGATTCCGTATCAAAATTAGAAAATCCTCCTGATTTTTTAAATCTTGCTTTTTGTGCCTCTGATTCACCTTTTATTAGATTATCTATCTCCCCTGCAATATCACCTATATCTCTTGCAGTTTCTATATTTTGTTTGATAAAATCGGTAGCCTGTTTCACTAAAGCTATTCCTGTCAAAACTTCTGCGACTACCATTTTATTTATTCCTTTTTATGTTTAGCCTTTAACGCTTTCTTTGCATCCCTTGCAATCTTAACGACCTCCATTTTGCCCATTACTTTTGCTCGTTGTTCCATTACTGTTAATATTTGTATTTTTCTAGCATATGGTTTATTAATTTTTTTTACTTTTGCTACTGTCTCCCTTGCATCTTTAGGTGTGGCAAATTTTATAGATACAGTATCTTTAGGGTTTTC